TGGACTTTGAATTGGTGAGACTATCCTGTCTCGAGAGGGGTGAATAGACACCTTATGAACCTATGTGTTTTATAGGCTGAGGACTACTTTCCTCTTCTTTAATCGCTAAGCAGTAAGTTGTTATAACTGCTATGATGTGCCCTGAAAAAGGACAAAAGGATTGTTGTAAGTGAGAAGACTGTAAAATAAAGCACAATCAAAGTATAGAGCTGTTGGACTTTGAATTTAAATATCAAATATATATACAATGAAGTTGCATACACAAGATTTGCAATTGCTGCTGTCGACAATAGATGGTAGTAAACCTCTGATGCAGCAATTTTTAGATACCTAAAAATTGTTGCAAGAATTGAGATGATGGCATGTGACAGGGCGGCACCAACGCTTTTCAGGTAGGCGCTAAAAGCACCACCCGTTTGCAGATAAGCATCACAATTAAGGTATTCCCGATAAGATAGATGTTCAAAGGTTATGATTGAAAGCTGGGGCGTCATAGGGGTAACCTTGTAGACCTCTCCATCTTTGAAGAGATAGTTAACAGTTTCCCTAATAGAATGAGGAACTCCACCTTCAGCTACAGGTAGGGAGCATGCACAAGGCAATTGCTCCAGAGTAGGTGAAGAACAACTAAGCAGGCGTATGGAGCTGGACTGCATAACAGTCCGTCTACAATACCTCCCATCAGTAGTTGTAAGCAAAGTAGGGGTCTCAATATTCATTCCATCTTGGGTTTTAATGAAAAATGTCTCAACATAGAAATGCGGTACTAAAGAGTACACGTTGGATTTCTGGTCAAAAAGGACTACAAGTTCATCAGCTATGACTGGGGGAATACGAGTAATGGTAACATTATATACAGAAAGCCAGTTGCCAATTAGAGTTGGTGCTCCTTGCAAAGTAGTTTTCGTCAGTCCAAGTCCTTGACAGACTCCGACTCTAGAAAACCATCCACTGTCGACCTCAGCATATTGAGCTTCTCCACAGTGTGGAGGAAGGGAACACTCTGTTTTCCCTAGAGCGGTAGATGTAACAAGCTCAATACATTGTGTTGTAGGAGGGGGTTTAGCGAAGTATTGGAATGTGCCGAGAGAGATGTCAACCTTTGTTTGACATCCGTCCGTCACACATAAAACACTTCTACTAACAGTCAGCAAGAGTACGGCAGTATTTCTAGTTAACTTCCAGATGGAGGGGTAACAGCTGGAGGCTCCTCTGGAGCGCCAGCAGGGGGAGCGAAAAGCTCGTCTCCCCAAAGACCCAATCCAAGAGAAAGAACAACTAGCAACACGGCTATAAAGAATTGAACACCAGTCCTTGCACGAAGGAGCATGGTTGCGGATATGCCTAAAAAAGCATACTCCCAGTACTTAGTAGGTGTTTTCAAATACTCTGTGACAAATATTGAGGACACCAATGAAGCCAGAAATGCCCATGCGGGCCTTGCGGCTATGAAGGTAACGGGTATAATCCACACCAGGCCGGCAACTTGCAGAACATGTGTTTTTATAAACTCTCCTAAGGGCTTTAACAGGGCAGAAGATTCCAATTTCGTAGCAAAGTTCGTCAACGGGGCATTATTGTAAAATAAGTATAAAGAAAAGATAAACATGACAATGCTAAGAGGGTGGACTATGGCTTTCGCTGTCATCCGAAGCCCGTCTCGAGCTTGATTTAGAAGTTTGGTTCCTTGATCCCGAGGGGACCTCTTCCGTTTTGCGGGAGCTACCACCATTCTTGCCGTTTTTACGTTTCTTTTTCGCAGTTGTGCTGGCATGTTTTTCTCTTTCTTTCTTTAGTTGCTTATTCAATTCAGTTGTAATAAATGCACTCAGTTCTTTTTTAAGAGCCACGATAGAGGCGTTGATTATATCTTTTGTGATTCTAGCAGCCTGACTTGTACTCACAGAACTAACTACTGATGTGTCTGCTTCAACTGCCTCAGCATCTGCTATTGCCTTCCACGAGGAAGTAGGCGAGTCATCTCTAGATCTGGGCAGCACATCTTCAAGCGTTCTGAGATACGTGGCAAATTGTTCGTTTATTACCTGTTCCATCACTTTTGCACGAACACCAAGTGTTCTAAGTCGAGCAAGCTGAATTTGATTATTTGTCAATGGATCGCGCACTTCAACTGTCTGTTCTTTCAGATCAGTCCTTTGATCCAGTGTGACACACGGCGGACTCACGTACTCGAGACCATTCTCTTCGACAAACCTTCTAACAATCTGTTTTGGAGCATCCGCAGCGTTAAGCTGGGGCATAACAAAGGTCCGGTCAAAAGGTTCGCGATCTACGACCCACGAATAATTTTTGGCATACTCAACGACCTTCTCCCGGTCTATGCCAGTCGTCTCTAAGTGAGGGGCTATAGCCGCCATGAATGGAGTGGGGTCTTTAATCATAGCTTTCTCAGTGTACTCTTTTATGCTTTGTAGTGACTGTTTAGGTGCAATTGCGACTTGCACCTCATCACCATCATGTTTTTTGGTTTTGAAGGGTTCCATTATTATAACTTTCTTCAGAGGTTTTGCAAAACTGGTACTAGCTACTGGTATTGGGGGGAGCGGCGGCTCAGTATTTACAAAATCGTATTCAGTGTACTTTAATGAAACTTCAAGTTGAGGGTGAGTTGAGGGCTTCATCATGAACTTCCAGCGTTCTTTCCACGTATCTTTTCTGTTCCTTATGAAGTCTGCAAGGGAAGGATAAACAGGTTGAAATGCGATCGAAAAGGGATCATCACTGTTGATCTGCTCTTTTTCTTCTTCAGTCAGAGCGTACAGAGCAGCAACCCAAGATCTCAGGGGAACTCCCTCTGATGATGGGAACGAAAAATCTTCGTTTAGAATCAGATCATTTACAGCCTCAACGGCGCCTTTTCCTTTCTTAGCCTGGACCTCCATCAAAATGGCTGCCGCTGGCACCTGGTCAATAGCCATGTACAGGGCTTCTGCCACATCAGGATCCCATACGGCTCCTGTGATTAAAAGGCCCCTGCATCTATCAAAAGTCCGTCGCTGGTGCGTAATGTTTGACTCTTTCTTTTTAGTCTCTGCATTGTCCCGGGGTGTTGTCAACAACTCAAGCCAGTCGCGAGTCGGCAATGAGGGAACCAGTATCGGCCCATCAAAGCTTGGATCGTAGACCCACTTCAGTTGCATCCCTAGAAACTTTGTCTCCCTGAAGAGCTGTTCTGCATTATCAGGATTCATGTTCAACACTGTTTTTCTCCAAGTTCCTTCTTTAACTTCAAGACCATGCTTCTCTCTGAAATATTTGACGCTCCTATCTTGGTTATCAAATAACGAGAGGTCATACTCACATTGTTCAATGTAGTCGCTGTATGCTATAGCTGCTTTTGCTGTGTCGAAAAGTGTGGTTCCAACCACTCCTGATATAATACCGTCCTTTTGGTTTTTGCGATAGGTATCCCTCCCATCAATTATCATGAGAGGGTTTGTTGCCATCTCTGCTAAAAGATCGAGCACAATCCTCCAAAAAGGACTGTCTCCATGCTCCTTCGCAAAGGAATCGCCTATCCACTTACACACGCCTTTTACAGTATTATAGTCTACACTTCCATCCATCTGTTTAAAGTCAGGGTCGACCGCATAAACGGTCCCATCTTTCATACATCGGAGAATTTCTCCATCGTCTCCGTAAACTCCAAACATATAATGTGGCTTCTTTGTTTTTATTGCTTTCAAAGCTGTCTGTCGGATTCTAGAAGTCCACGAATACAACTCCGCATGACACATTGTCATCCCATATGCATTACACGTGTCAGATTTTGTCCACACATGCAGGGCTTTACAAAAGGGTTGTATAAGCGCACTAAAGAGAAGCGACAGATGCATCGGCATATTACCATAGGGTCTGCATTTTTCTCCCAACTTGGTGACTTCATAACGGTCAAGCTTATTTTTGATTTCAACAAGAAACCATTCAGGTCTCCCATTCATGAGGGTCTGCAACGACCCGTCATTTAAGGCCTCAACTACTACAGGAAGGATCGTACCTACACACTCGTGTAGTGCGTCTCTTTTATCCTTCCAATAAGGCGCGCCTGCGGAGGCCCCAGCAGTAATAGTTACTGCCTCCATCATGGCATCAAACTCGTGCCAGTTTGGAAGTGGGCCTCTAGGCATCAACCTTTTAAGTTTAGTCGCGACCTGAGGAGGCGTGTACGGCGACTTGCATTGTCTTGTCATAAGCATCTTCAACCGCTTCTGAAAGCCACCTCGTGAGCCATAGCAGTAACAATATTTGCTACCTGCTTCTATGAGTTCATCCTCATTAAAAACTTGAGACAGGCCTTGTATAAGTCCTTTGTCAAGTCCTTGAGGAGAACCAAAAATTCTAGATGTAGACACATAGCCACCTGCAATGTTTTTATTAGGTGGATGGATTTGTAGGGTCTCATGCTTAGTTTGGTCAACAGGAATGGGAGGCATCTTCTTTAAAAAGGAGAGGTCCCAAGGCTCTGCGTACCAATCAAAATGAGGCGTTGCCTTCTCCAAAGCTTCAAAAACACGACTATAGCGCTCGTTATTGTACAAACCATCTCCAAAATAGTGACGTTCAGCTGACTGAGCCATGTCTTGGAGAGCTTGCAACGACTGCCTCTTCTTACGTAGGTGTTCAAATCGCATTTCTTCCAAAGTGAAGCGTTCAGCAGAATTTACAGGGTTTGAAGCGTCCATTGCAATAATTAGTTCATATATGTGTTTCAAAGATAAAGGTTTAAAAGCTGGATCACAGGTTTAAAACACCCTCAGAGGACACTTGTGTC